GCCAATGCTCAAGCACGAGAGGATCTAGGATTACCACCAATATATGGTATGCCAGTTATGATGCCACCTACAGATAGACTTGGAGGTGCATTACAAGTACTACAGACTGGTTTAAGTATTGGGTCTAGTATGATGGGATTAGGAGCTTTTGGCGGTAACGCAGGTGTAGGCCCATTATCATTTATAAAGTAACATGACATCATCATTTGGAACGGTCGTCGGTACACCCCGTGACGACCTCCCCGATATTTCGGATACTAATTATCAAGCCACCTCAGCTAACTTATCTACTTCTTTAAATAAGGAGATAGATAGAGTTACTGATGACGCTAGAGCACAGTCTCAGTACCTACAAAGAATATTAGAAGCACAAAAAAGTCCAGCAGATAGATTAAAGCAGCTAGCTGACTTTGCTAAAACAGCTGTGGAGTTTGGTGATGTTCTTGAAAAAACTAGACAAGCCAGAGAGCTTAATGCTAATGCAGTAGAAGAGTTAAATGAAGCTCAAGCTGCACTTCAAAAAAGAAAAGAAAATAATTTACTAGATATGGAAGCTCAGTCTGACGGTGATCTTTTAGCTGAAAAAGATCCGATTGCTACAGACTTATTTCTTGCTTCTTCAGAAGTAGATGAAGGAGAAAAAGGTAATCTAAGAAAAATAGGTAGAGAATACTTACCAAAAATATTTGCCGGTGCTGGCAACTGGAGAACAGATAACGGCTTTGATGGTACGATCACTAAGCTAGAAGGTATTAATATTTATGACCAGTCCGAAGAGTTACTTGGTGTATCTATCCTGTATCAATATGAAAAGGCTGGCGTAAATATAAACAGTGCAGCATTTAGAAAAGAGTGGACACAAAAAATATATCCAGAAATAGTAAAAGAAAAAGACAGTGCTATTCTTAAGCTTGAAACTAGACTAAGATACAATCAAGAAAAAATACTAACAAAAAAGACATCTAACGATATAACTCTAGGTATAGAAGCTTCCAAAGATAAAACAGTAAATGGTGTGCTTGTAGAAGGCACTCCTTATGATACTAGAGATACCATCAATAGAATCAAAACAAGATACAATTTTCCAAATACAGTTGAGGGTGATAAACAAGCACTAATTCATTTTTTTAAGACTGTACAAGATAGTGTTAAAAATAAGGATGGTAAATTTAGTGCTGATGATTTAGAGTATCTAGAAAACGAAGCTTTATTTTTTGATAAAGGTCAGAATAAGCTAGTAGTCTTTGATGATCTAAAAATAGGTGACGGTTCATTACAAGAAAATATTAAAGTAGATAATGCAGATGCACTAAAAAATGCACGACCTGACATTCAAGCTCTTGATAAAGCTCGCTATGATAACTTTATTACTCAACATTACAATCCAATGTACAAAGAGGCTAAAATAGACGAAGGTGGTACGTTTTCAGCAGAGCAGTCTACTAAGCTTAGAACAGCTTGGGAAACAGACGGTGGTAATCCAGCGTCGTTTCCTGTAGAACTGTTGAATGTAGAAAGCAGAAACTATACAAGTAATGCTTTTGGAGAACAGCAGTTTGGAAAAAGTAATTCAACAACACTACCCGGTATCAGTGACCCGTTAATTATAAGAGCCGTAACGGATTTAGAAAACGGATATTTAAAAGCATTAAACGCTGACGTTCCACAGGGTGAACCAACACTTCGTATAAAAGATTTAGATGCTGTACAAAGAGACATTCTTGACAGAGCAAAAGGTGAACTTATAGAATCTTTAAGAGAAGAAAAAGCTATTACTGGTAGCTTTACTAGCACAACTGTAAAAGATCGAGTTGCGGCAGAGCTAGATAATATTGCCGATGGTGCTTATGACCCTAAAGACTACGGTACACAAAATGCACGTATAGAAAACTTTGAAGCATATGGTAACAAAGTAGCACAAGATAGAAGCATTTTAGATGGTGAGGAATACATAGGTATTTATGAAAAAGGTGCTTTAGGCGAAGGTCTATATGCCATGATAAATAATCTGCGATTACCACAGTACTGGATTAATGTAGCAAAACAAACAGGAGATGATCCTACTGCGTTGTTAATGAGAAGACTAATAGCTACAAAAGGTTATAATGAAGAAACCAAGCAGTTTTTACTTGACAAAAGTCATTATAAATTAACTAAAGAAGAACGTGAGCTTGTAGATCGCAACCCATCAATTAACAAATCAATCGCTTTATTCTATACCAAAAAAACTAAAGGTCAAGTAGCAGATCTAATGGATAGTGTTAGACCTGTAATTATGGTAGATGGTAAGCCACAAAAGGTAGGTGACGATCACTATTTACGAGATAACGGACAAAGAGTTTTTACAGGAAATAACGGTACTTCTATGTCTATAAATAGATTTATCAACGGAAAAGGTTTTTATCAAATAGGACGCTACGGATTTAGTCAGCAAGATTTAAAAGATATTAAGGCTTACGCATTATCCAAAGGCCCTGAAAATGCTCTTATAGATTTTGATGGTGAGTTTACTGAAAATATACAAACTCAAGCCGCTGCTATTTTATGGAAACTAAGAATTGAGCAAAAGAATGGTACACGTGGTTTTGATACTGGTGATGCTCAAACTGGTACTCATAAAATGCCTAACTTTAGTGAAGCAGATATTGAGTTATTAAATGAGATATTTCCAAAGTTAAAAGATGCAGACTTTTTTGCACACTGGGCATCACATTCTGATGACCTAAACAATATGTTTCTCAGTGATAAAGAAGTTGAACGAGAAGCTATAGCTGAACGACAAAACTCTATAATTACTCCAGATATAGTAACTGAGTTTATTAACAACAATAGAGATAATAAAAACAATAAGTATAAAGCTACAGTTGACGGTGAGCTTGTTAACTTTAGAAAAAAAGACGGCACACTTATATCAGATATTAAGTTTACCGATCTTAACAAAGCAGCTCAAGAAAAATTACTTGATGAACAGGGTCTTAAGTTCAGAGTCTTTGGCGACCAAACTGAGATTATAGAAAAACGTAAACCAATTCCAACAACACAGAAACGGAGAAGATAATGAGTCAGAAGTTTGAGGTAGAACTAGAGGACAACACAATAGATGACCTTACACAACAGGCTCAGAATTTGTCCGACTCCTACAATCAAAGACGACAAGAAGAAGCTGCTCGAAAAGAGCAAGTAGAAGAAGAGCAGCAACAGGCTGAGGATGTACAATTTGACCCACGTAACGCAGATACATGGGGTGCAAAAGCCTTTATCAAAGAAGGCCAATCAATTATATCAGGCGGGTTACAAGACACCGCCTCTTCTTTAGCAACATTTCCAGAGCGTACAATAGATGCGTTATCTGGTGCGATGCAAAGAGAACGTCAAATGACAGGAGAATACAGGCCAGATTGGACACCGTTCAATGGTTATGATAATCCTATAGAAACTAAAACATGGTGGGGCAAGCAACTAAGAGGTCTAGTGCATTTTGGATCTCTTGCAGCTGGTACAGTAGTAGCAGCAAAAGGTGCAGTTGCAACTGGAATAGTTACAGTACCAGCAAGTTTAGCTGGTCTTGCTAGTAGCAGTGTGTTACGAGGTGCAGCAGTCGGTGCTGTATCTGACCTTATATCTAAAGAGTCAGATGAGCAGAACGCTTTAGCTGCATTACGTGACAGATATGGTTGGATAGATACACCACTAGCTACAAAAGATACTGACCATCCTATTATGATGAAACTTAAAAACATCGTAGAAGGTATGGGTATTGGTATAATATTTGATGGTGTAGCGTATGCACTTAAAAAAGGTGGCGATACAGCTATAACACAAATAACCAAAAGAAACAAAAGCTTAAAGGATCAGTCCTTACAGGCTGGACTTGCACAGCTCCGTAAAGGAGAAGCTGAGTTTAGAGCTGACAAAAACGCACCATTTGCAGAACCACACCAAGGGGCACACGTATCAGAGGTAGAACCACAAGTGGCTCGTGAACAGCTATCCAAAACACGTACAGATTGGGGCTCAGAGGACGGTTCAACAGGATCCGTTACAACACCCATAGAACGAGAAAGGATAGCCTTAGAGGGCGGCACAGACGACGCACAGGTTGAAAGAATTATGCGTACTCTGATGAGTAGCGAAAAGTTTGCAAAAGAACTCGAAGCTGCAAAAGGTGATAGAAAGAAATTAGTATCAATATATAGAGAGTCCATCGAAGCACATCAACGAATCACACAAAACAGAAACCCTATTGAGATGTCTCCAGAAGAGTATCTAAAAGAACTGTTTGAAACTAATGACGTTATTGATGGTGTTGAAGTGTGGACATCTAAAAACGTAGCTGTAGCTGACCTAGTAGTAGGAACATTGCTCAAGCAGTTACGTGACACAGGTATTGCTGGTAGAGAAATAGCCGACATAGTTGATCTAGGAGCTGTAGACGGCCCTGCTAAACAGATAGTTGATACTATGCTAACTGCACTATATCAGACTAAGAAAGCAAGGTTTGTTAAGTCAGACTCATTTAGAGCATTAGGTGTAGGTAAGAAAAGAAAAGCAGCACTAGAAGAAGTAGTTACAAAAGATGTTGCAGATACTAGAGATCAAATCCAAACTATTCTAAACATTGCAAAAGATGATAAGAATGATGATCTGCTAAACGCTTTGTTTGAAGCTTTTTCTATGATGAAAGATATACAGAGTCTTGACGACTTTGATAACTGGGCAAAAAAAGTACTTAAAGGTGGTAAGTTAGATCCTAACGGCCCAGACCGTACAGGTGTTCTTATACGTGAGCTAGAAGGTGTAATGACTAATAGTATACTATCTGGCCCTAAAACACCAGTCCGAGCAATTATGGGTACATCTACTGCAACACTGTTAAGACCTCTTGCTACAGCATTAGGATACGGACTTAAAGCTCCATTTACTGGAGACATACGTGGACTTAGAGCTAGCTTGTCAACAGTCAATGCTATGATAGAAGCTATACCAGAATCGTTTGAGATATTTAAAAACAAGCTTAACTCTTACTGGAAAGGTGATATAAGAAACGTTAAGACACGTTATGCTGAATATACAAAAGGTGACGACAACTGGGAAATATTACGTCGTTGGGCAGAAGATAGTGGTAGAGCATCAGCTGGTGATGTAGCAGCATTTAGACTTGCTAACATGGCACGTCAAATGAACAACAGCAATATGTTAACATACTCTACTAAGCTTATGGCTGCGACTGATGATGCCTTTGCATATATCTTAGGTCGTGCAAAAATGCGAGAGAAAGCTATGCGTAGAGTTCTTGAGCTACAAAGCAATGGCATACAGACACCTAAAATTACAAAGGAGTTGATGAAAGCCTATGAAGATGATTTTTATAGTCAGGTTTTTGACTCTGCTGGTAATATTACGGATGAAGCTACCTCGTTCGCAAAGAAAGAAGTTACACTTACTCAAGAGCTTACAGGTTTTGCTAAAGGTCTAAACGATGTATTTACAGCTACACCGCTAGCCAAACCATTCTTTTTGTTTGCTAGAACTGGTGTAAACGGTCTTGCACTAACTGGTAAGTATACACCCGGTTTTAACTTCTTAGTCAAAGAGTTCAACGACATTGCATTTGCAAATCCTAACGATTTGGGCAGTGTATCTAAGTATGGTATTTTCACGGCAGAAGAGCTTGCTAACGCTAGAGCTTTACAAACAGGCCGATTAGCTATGGGCTCTGCTGTAGTATTTATGGCTGCACAGGCATGGATGCGTGGTGATCTTAACGGTAACGGCCCAGTTGACAGACAAAAAAGACAGCTATGGCTAGATGGTAAATGGGAACCAAGAACTATTCGTATAGGCGATGTTCGTGTAGGTTATGACCAGTTTGAACCATTTAACCTAATTATGTCTACGATTGCTGATGTAGGTGATGCAAGTCACTTAATGGGTGAAGAGTGGACAGAAAATGAACTAGGTAAAATATCATTAGTTGTGGCACAAGCTGTAACTAGTAAATCATACCTAGCAGGCATACAATCTTTTGTAGACTTATTTGGCGGTAGACCCGGACAAGGCCCACGTATTGTAGCTAGTTTGGTTAATAATACTGTACCTTTAGCTGGTCTACGTAACGAAATGGGTAAGTTATTTACACCATACATGCGTGAAATAGGATCTGGTATTAG